CCAATTCTCATTGAGATTTGCTTCGTTGGTATATAGAAAGTAAACTGGTATCATTTTAATATTTAGGTAATGTAAATCCATAAGTCGGCAAAGCACTTTGATTTAATAAAGCAGGCCATCCTACTCCTTTACCCGGACTAATATGTACGTGCTTGAACCATACGCTTTGATTTGCATCTAATTCAACTAAAGGTAGTGCTAAATTAGCTATTAGTTCTGTCATTAATTGATGGCTATGATCCTTAAGGAATTCTCCCTGTTTAGTATGTGCGTATTGTTCTTCCCAAAATGAATCAAACCATTCATAATCAGAAATTACTGTATGATCAAAGTTTTCAACATACAACGAGTATGCCGCCAAACGTGCTCCATAAATGACCCAATCGCCATTTTCAACATCACGGCCCACTGTCATCCATATTAACCACCGAGCAAAATTAGCAGGATACATTTTATGATTAAAGTCTTTAATGGGGACTTTCTTACCTTGATCAAGTCCCATTTTAACACCTTCACGGAAGCCTGCTCTAAATGCTTGCTTGGCACTGGCATTGTTCATAACCATGCCGTATGTGTTATTCATTTGCTTGTATTGTTCAGCGTTCCAACAAAAATCTACATTGTGCGTGTCGTCGCCATCGTCTGCGGCTTCGTGACTTTTCATATTCATAACATGTTTAGCGTACCACAACTTAACACCGCCATTGCCATAGACCAAGCCATTGACAATATTGCGACTGCTCCAACTTAAAGTTGCTTTTGCAATTTCTGGAACAATTTCTATACTCTTTTTCCATATATCCTTGTCTACCCTGCAATCAGCATCAACTGTAAAGAATCTCAATGTGCCTGCTGTTGTTGCCGCTGTTTTGTGTGCGGCATCAAATCCTTTAACCCCGTGTACTCGATGCACTAATTCCGGGCTAGGATGATTTGCTTTTAAATATTCAAAGTTCTCATCTGCGTTAGGTTCATCGAAACTCAAAAAAACTACAGGCATAGTTTTCAACTGTAGCGTTTCTAGTTTAGGCGGCTTCTTGTCAAAGAAGCTATTATCTAAAGAATCTATTAAACTCATTTTTCATCCAATCATAGTCATTAATTAATTTTAAATTTACTGGGTCGCTGGCAAATTTTAAACCATATTGTTTGCCTTGTATTGCGCCTGCTATGCAATATTTTCCAAACTTATTTTCTTCTCCCATAGATGTCCAAATTTGTAATCTATGTTCTGCTTCATCCCGAATTTTTTTTAGTTCTTCGGAGTTTATCTTATACTTTATTTCTTTATTAGTTAAATTACTTGCTAGTTTAGAACATTCTCGAAAGGCGCTTCTAAATGTATTAAACTCGTCATAGTTAAATGCTGTGATGTTACTAACTTCATTAAACACTTTTGTATTTAATCCAAAGCCTGTGGTAAAATCAATGACGTCTTTGTTAGGTCCTAATAAAGGTTGCTTAGGTAGTATTTTAACACCTCCGTGGCCATAAATCAAGTCATTTATCGGATTTATACTTGACCAAACACAGATACAATTACTTTCAGCTTCACCCCACCATTTGTTGTGTTTGCTGGGAGTGAATTTGAAATCAAAGCCTTCTACTATAATAGCATCGCTGTCTATGACATAAAAGTTGTTGGTAAAACTTCTGCGAGCACATTCTTGGTGTGCGGCTGCAAAACCTTTTACACCATTGACTCTGCGAGCATTTGGTACTAGCTCTCGGAGTTTGGCGTAGTTCTCGTCTGCGTATGGTTCATTGTAACTAAGGAAAAAAACATCTAGCATTATACTAGTATTTAATATTTTAACTCACGTTACCACAGGAACATTGTACTTTAAATAGAAGTCTTGAGCATCTTGAATATTGTTAACCATTGGTTGCCCTTTGATATTCAAACTGGTGTTTAGTAGCATTGGGCATCCTGTTAATGAATACCAGTCTTCTAATAACTTACGGAATCCAGGACTGTCATTCTTACTTACAGTTTGTACACGACTAGTTCCATCTTTGTGTATAATTGCAGGGAACTCTTCTGGCTTAGTACAACGAGCAACGAACTGCATAAATGGACTGGCTGTTATGTTTGTAGGCATGTCAAAATAGTCATGTACATGTTCTTCTAGGATCGCTGGTGCAAATGGACGAAACTGCTGACGTCGTTTGATTGCGTTTACTGTGTCTTTGATTTCTGGTCCCCTGGGGTCTGCCAATAAACTGCGGTGGCCAAGTGCTCTAGGACCAAACTCCGCACGTCCAGTGGCAACACCCACAATTTTATCTTTTGTAAGTATGCTAATAGTTTCATCAACTGGATATTCCTTTCCCATGTTTGTGCCAAGATATGCTCCGGGCCACGTAACTTGCTCGCCAAAATAAGCGGCAACTGCACCAACACTACTTCCAGCATCTCCGGGATTTGGCATGATCCACACTCGATCCCAATCGGCTGTGATTTCACTGTTGGCCACACAATTAAGAGCGCATCCGCCCATTAATACAATGTTTCTACTGGGTAAGTTTGCTCTAGCCCATGAACTAATTCCCTGTAATATTTCAGTATACACTTGTTGAGTTGCGGCAGCTAAGTCAAATGTATCTTGTTCTTTTAATAAATCCAAGCGCCAATCTAAACAACCACGATGTAAGTTACGTTTAAACTTAACTTCGGGCCCATTAATTACTGCAAAGAAATCTTCGTATACTGCGGCTTTATGTTTGTTGGCGTCACCATAAGCTGCCATGCCCATGAGAATATATTCTTCTTCATTGGGCTTTAATCCTATGCGCTGAGTCATAGCCGAAAACCAAAGTCCTAGACTGTCCGGATATCCCTGTGCATAAACTTTCTTTAAGTCATTACCCTGTCCTTGCCATACAGTAAGAGTTTCGAATTCACCTATACTGTCAATGACAACTACTGTGGCATCTCCGAGTCCACTTGTGTAATATCCAGCGGCAGCGTGACTTCGATGATGTTCACCTATTACTAACTTTTGATTTAAATTGTATTTTGCTAAGTATGACTTAACATCATTTTCTGCTGTACGATTGCCCTGCCCAGCTTGAAATTGTCTAGCTGTCTTTAACACAGGATTTTCATACCAAACAATTAAGTCAGGTTTTCCAAATTGTTCAGCTTCCTCAATTATTCCCGAGCATAAATCTCCGTCATTCTTAATTCCAGAATATCTTTCACTATGTGCCGCGAATTGTAATTGTTTATCATGCCAAACACTAACGGCAGCATCGTGACTATTAGCACTAATTCCCCAAATGTTCATCTGTATATAAAAGGATCTCTAGCCCTTAACTCCGCTAATTTTAATTTTAACTGCTTTTGAAATACTACATCAGGATGCGTATAGTCAAATGTTTTGTATAAGTCAAGTAAATTGTTTATTCTACGTGATAACATATCTTTAAACTTAGTAGAATCTATACTAGCCATGATATTAGCATATTCTACGCTGTTGAAATGATAATGTCCCGCTACTAATACAGCAATGTCCTGATTTGTTTCGCCAGATTTAACCCACCGCTGCCACATATTCTTTGCATATACTAAATTAGAGAAATCATTCCACAAATGTTGATTTTCATTTGTGATGAATTCTTTTAACAATGTTGTTTGCATTACACCTAATTGTGGCGCAATGTTTAACGCAGAAATATTTGCTTGAATTCTCAAATTGATATCACTTTCTGTGAAATAATCTGCATTGTGCTCTTTTAACTTAAAACCAGCATCGGCCACGAGCTGGGCAACGGCCGCGTTTGTAGCTAGGTTAAATACGCCTGCTTGACCGTCTTTTGTTAGACTTCCTGTCTGTGTTACAAAGAAAACCACATTCTTCTTGTATTGTTCAAGGAATTCTAATTGATTTTCAATTCTTCCTATGCTAGAATCAATGTCTACGCCCGTATTGTCTTCACTGCCAAATTCAATTAGAATATCTGGATTCAATTCTATAGCATAGTCAATTAACTGTTTAGCAACGTCTAATTGATTTGATTTAATTCTTGAAACATCAATATGAATTAGATTAAATCCACATTCTATGTCTTTTCTTATCGTACACAGAATTTTCTCTAAACCAGCATCGGCCGACAACCCACGGTCTGCGTCGCTAAAACCCTGTCCGCAATGGTCTCTGCATAGTAAAATATGGGGTGAATTATAACTTTTTACCTGTTTAGCCAACTCTTCTGTAGTGCATACATAGCCAGAATCATAGTCAACTTGATTTCTACTTGCTATTATCATTAAAGGATAACTATTCTCTACGCTGTGCTTACATAGTATATCTACAATGTCTTTACTCATAGGCCCAAAGCCTAGTTTAAATTGATTCATGCTGTTTGCTTTCTATTTGATCGTAGATTTCAGAATCTGCAACAATTCCCGTGTATATTTCAAATTGTTTTAAGAATTGACTGCGGTAAAATTCCCGTCCAGATATATATTT